TATATTTGGCGCGGATCGTGAATAGTTCTGATTCAAGACGGTTTTTCCATCCATCAACGGCTTTTCCACATTCAAGGTATGGCTTTTTGACCGTTTTATGAATGTCAGAAACCTTGCTGGTCAGGCTTATGATGCTTTTGACGGCATCGGTTGCTATGCCAGCCTCTCTTTCGTCCGTGATAATCTTGGACTCAGGGAGAGTCTTGATAAGCTCGCGCAGTTCTTTTTCCTGATCGGACAAACATTGTGCGACGACTTCCAAATCAGACGGCGGCAAATTATGCCCAATGGGTGCGATATGGTTCATTTCGATTGCCCCGCCATTAAGATTGATGAAGATGGCATTTCTTGGTCTTCAGAAACAAAGCTTTTGCGCCGTTCATCAATAAGTTGAAAAAGTCGTTGATGATACTTCGGTAACTTTGCGACAAGCTGTAACGTGAGAGTCAAATGGCGTTTGACAGAAAGCGTTAGTTTCTCTTCAGTATCGCACAGAGCTATTTCGTCGGCATAGGCTTTTGCCTCGTCGGCGAGTTTCTGTTCTTCCGGAGACAATTCAAATGGCTTCGGAGCCTCATGCGCTTTATCATCATGCTGGCGGTCGTCATTGAATCCGCCCTCTGGAACTTCTTCGGCGGGTGTGGTGGATAAATTCGCATTCATCATCACCACCACATGAGCGAATGCGCTGCGGCAAGCCCTGCTTATGGCTCTGGTTTGTGCCATTGCGCGGATAGCGTAATCGGCGCGTTTTGGCAAAGTTTCATCCCACCATATTTTCTCTCCACGCTCTTTTCCCCATTTCCATTTCTTATGAATACCACCAAACCAAGTTGCCTCATCTTCTCCCACAAAACCTTCGGCCTCGGCAATTAACGCCCCATCCGACATTCTGCGAATTTGTCCTGTTGCCCTAAATCCGCCATCGACCCTTTCGACATTGACAGAAGACGCCGCACAACCATGCGCAACGGCTATAGCTTGCCATCCCTCAACTTGGACATAATTTCTGTCGCCGATTTTCCTTGCGGTAGCCAAAACGATATCTTTGCAGATGTTTGCGGCATCAGTGGATATTCTGTAAAGGGATGTTCCCTCTGTTGTCACCAGTTCATTGCTCATCTTAGTTCTCCATTGGTTAATAGTTAATTTTCCACCACAACAATCGTCTCAAACTCCCCATGCGCATAACTCCAGTGGAGGCAGTACGCTCCCAGCATAAGGATTGCCGCGACTACGCATATCGTGATGCGATGCGTCCATATGTCATGCCAGTCGATTGTCTGCTCCTTGAACGTCCCGTAACGGATAACGTCGGTTCGCATTTCGTCTGTTGAGCGCATGGTCATGGCATCCCTCCATTAATCATCTTCATCGGTGTTCCGTTGCTCGTCGTGAAATGCGTAACGGTGTCCGGAAGTTTGTTTTGCAAAGCCAGTTCCGTGAATTGCCTTCTGTCGCGCTCGATTATCTCCATGTATATCGCGGCCTGGATTTCGGCTTCGGGTTGGGTGAGGGGGCGGTTCATGATGCCCTCGATTGCGCGATGGCTTTATTCGCTTTTATGTGCGCTATGCGTATCTCCGCTGCACTATTAGCGTCAGACAATGATTCCAGAGCATCTAGCAATGCATTTTTTTGCGATACAAAAACCGATAATGCAGCAAGCCCTTTTTCCGAAGGATGTTCTGGATTGGTTTGTCCCGCAGGAACTTGTAGGCGATGATATTGCTCTAAGGCTTCTAGAATAATTTTTTGTGCGTTTTCCATAACTACCTCGCTGCCAGTTGTTGCGGTTTCTTCGTCGGAACCGGATGCAATGCGCTCGCCGGAACCGCTAAAGCCAACCTGTTTGCCTGCGCGTGAAGATATTTCGCATCACTGACTTTCCCGAACACCGGACGATCCACATAAACCACCTTCGCCGGAGTCCGGTACTCGACCATCACTTCCTTCCTCACAGGAGGTTCGCGCCATGCCGTTCCTGCGGTGAAGCTGGCAAAGCACAGTACGGCGGTGAGGATGAGTTTGGCTTTGGTCGAGGCTTTCATGCGGCATCTCTTTCAGCATCGGCAAGACGCTTCATGTCGGCCAATGCTTCTTCATTTGAGCAATAGAAATCCGGCATTTTCTCAAGCTTTGGATCGCTCTTGAGATAAATAATCGCGGCTGCGGCAGGAGTTCCCATCGCAAATTTCAAAGCTTTTCCGCCTTCGCCAGCCAAAGTCACAACCCAACCGGCACGGCAATGCGTGGTTTCGCATTTATGCCAACCCACCATATCCAAAGCATCAGGTGACACGGTGCATGCGTTATAAACGGTCTGGTGGATGTCCTTGATGAAAGGAACCCCTTCCAAATTTTCGCGCAGGTCGGCACCGATCAGGTTGGCACCGATCAGGTTGGCACCGATCAGGTTGGCACCGCGCAAGACGGCACCGCTCAGGTCGGCACCGATCAGGTTGGCACCGCGCAAGACGGCACCGCGCAGGTCGGCATCGATCAGGTTGGCACCGATCAGGTCGGCACCGCGCAGGACGGCACCGCGCAGGACGGCACCGCGCAGGACGGCACCGCGCAGGACGGCACCGCGCAGGTCGGCACCGCGCAGGACGGCACCGCTCAGGTCGGCACCGCTCAGGACGGCATTTTTTACTGCTTCGCCAAGTCGAATTTTTTCTGGCGAATTGTCGAACTTAACATCAAGTTCGCATTCAAAAATGGTCTTCATTGACCAGCGTGATTTGATCTCAAACTTCATCTTACTTCCCTTTCGGTAAATTGCGTTGCAGTCGCATCAAGAGTTCTTCGGTGGTTTCGGTCATGACTACTCCGCCGCCATAAGTTCCGCGTTCGCCGCGCTCATCGTCGCCTCGAATGATTTCAGGTTTGTCGCAAGCTGCATCCCCTGCTCATTCAGGGCTTCGGAAACGTCGTGGAGGTTTTTAGCGGACGCCTCGAACTCCACGCCGCGCATGTAGTCGCGGTAGGTTTTCAGGTACATCAAGCGGCGAATGTCATCTTGCCGCTCCGTCGTGGAGGCGCGTTGGATGTAATAACTGGTGAACAACTGTCCCGCGCTGCGCTCGTCAATCAATTTTTCCTGATTGAGGATTGCGGCGTCAGCTTCGGCTGCCGTCAGCGGCTTGCCGGTTTCGGGATTGGCGAATGTGATGTATGGCTTTTGCATTTCGTATCTCCCCGTTGGGTGTGGGGAGATATTGCGGTAAACGCAAAAGAATTGCAAGAACTAAATTGCAGAAAACGCAATTATTTTTAATAGCCAATAAAATCAAATAATTAGAGGGCTGGTTTTTGCTTTTTCTCTTTTGCTGCCTTTTCATTAGCCAGAAAAACATCGACTTCTTTCTTGGCTTTTATCGTCTTATAGACGGCATATCCAATTGCTAAAACGCCGATGCCTAATATAATCCATATCCTCATTTTGCTCTCCTATGTTTCACTTTTTGGCGGCTTTTACTAATCCAACGGCAAATTTAACAGATTCGTCCGGCGTTAATGGCTGCCCGGCCTTAGCCGCCGTGGAAATCATTGCTCTCATCCCGTTTGTAATTATATCGATCCGTTCAACTGAATTGGCCTTTATCTCATGCGGGGCTTCTCTCATAACAAGGGAGACAGCCAAATCATCAAATGGCTCTAATTCCCATTGCGCCGATTCTCTGGCATAATGACGGGATGCCGAAGTTTCTGAAGACTTCAAATCCGGCGGGTTCTCGCCCAAGTATTCCGACACCCTATCGACCTCATTTATCTTTAGGGGTCTATCGCCAGCCAATATCCTTGTAATGGTTGACGGGTCGCGTCCCAATGCCTTTGCAAGACCGGCCTGATTTTTTTTGCGGACGTTGCCGATTAAGACTGTCCCGTATCCATTTGATATGATTCATGTCCAAAATAATAAAATAAGATTGAAAAATGTAAATTTAGAAGAACGCAATTTTCTTGTTGCAATATGCTTGCGTTTAGCGCAATCTGGTCGCCATGTCAAACGTATCGCAAAATATTATTGATAAATTCGGCGGCATTCAAGCATTGGCAACCATCTTGGAAGTCAATGTAAGCCGCGTTTATCGTTGGACTTATCCAAAATCACGTGGCGGAACTGATGGGGAAATCCCATCCCGCCATTACGCCAAAATTCTCCGCGAAGGCAAGAAGCGCGGTATTTCGGTAGACGTGCTTGATTTTTTCCCAAAAGAAAAAAGGGTGCGCCAATGACCATCTGCGGTGACGAGGTGCGGGGATGACATTGGTACGCAACAAGCCGACTGATCTAGGCCGATCGTTTGGCAAACATCTCGCCAGATTCTGCGAAGAAAAATTAAAACAATATATCGGCACGGGATTGGCTGTCCCGCAAAGATGTGGAACGTGTGCCTTTCGTGAATGGACGGCTCCGAACGGGTGTGAACCGACTGTTTGGGACGCCATGAAATGCGCGATGGAAAGCAAAACTAGGTTTATGTGCCACGAACACAAGAAGGGCGACGAGCCTTCTATTTGCGCTGGATACCTTTTGCTTGCCGACGAAAATCATCCGCGCACGTTCAATGATTTTCCGTTCTCAGATGAGATGGTGTCATGACCCATTATCTCGGCATCGCCAGCATCGGCATTTACATCATCGCATTGATATGGGTATTGCTGCGTCCTTTTATTTGCCGTGCGTGTAAAGAAAACGCAAAGACAGATGATGTTTCTGCAAGGGAGGCGTTATGAAACTCCCCTTTGTCCATCGTCGCGAATATGACCGGCTGTTAATCGAGAACTTCACCCTGCGCGATGCTTTAAGGGAAGCTAACGCGGAACTTTACAAACATCGGACATTGATTGCCGGTCTGCGCACGGGACATACGGCGATGACAGCGGCGGTTGAGAAGGTGTTTCAGTCATGAAGTATCTGCAAACGAAAAAGCAACGCGGATGGTTCGTTTTTGCGATGTTATGTGCGGTAATAGAAATGGCCGTGGGTGTATTCTGCGGATGGGATCAAGTGGGGTGCTTCGACATTTTCATTGGTGCGGGCGCTGCGATTATATTCGCCGTATTTGAAATTGTTGTGTGGATAGAGCTTGGAGACGATGAATGAAACGCTTCATTGCAAAATGGATTTTGGGATTGCCGCTTTCACGGAGACAAAGCGCTCAAGGCGAATTTGTGGATTCTTCATTGGCAGAAGGTTTTAAGTCTGCTTTGGATTTTGTCGAAGAAACAAAGAAAAGTCTCGTTTCGCACAAAAGTTTAATTGAAACTCTCTATCAGAAAAATTGGGAAATTACGAAATACGAACTCCCGAAACTTGACGAAGACATCACCCGCCACGACCAGCTTATCAGACAATTATTCGTTAAAAACCGCGCATTAGAAGAACAATATAAACTTTTAGAGAAACTGTTTTCAGAACAACAGGCGCATATCGCCCCAAAGCCAAAAGCGAAAGCTAAGGCCAAAGGGCGAAGACATGCTCCCCGCTGACCTCCTATGCAGATTTACAGTCCACGGCTATTGCCAGCCGAAGCAACGCACGTTCGGGCGCGGGTTTATCACGCCGCCTGAAACGCGGGCATATGAGAAACTGGTAAAGCAGACGGCTGGATTATCAATGCGCGGACAGCCCTATACGGGGTTTGTCGAAGTCATTATCCACATCAACTGCGCCATTCCAAAATCGTTCACCAAGAAGAAACGTGCAACGGCGTTGTTGCAGCGGATATTCCCCATAAACGCGGACTTGGACAACTGCGTCAAGGCCATCCTTGATGGAATGAACCGCGTGATTTATGCCGATGATCGTCAAGTCATGAGCATATCGGCAAGCCGTCAATACGCGCAAGAAGAATGCGTGAATGTCTCTGTTTATAAAACGGGGGCGGTATGATCCAGCTCGACCTCATGGATTACGTTCCTGCGCCCCACTATCCCGACGGCGCCGGATACAAGGCCTCTGGCGCATCGCAGGAAGCCGCTGAGCTGGTCGATCGTACCGGCAATAAGCATCTGTGGATGAGCCGTTGCAAAGCCCTGTATGACATGCGCCCCGACTGGACGGCGGAAGAGGGTATCAATTACTACGCGATGGATTTGAAAGAAGATATTCGTGCGGTTGATAAAGCTTTGCGACCGAGATTTTGTGAATTGGTAATAGAAAAATTCCTTTGCAAGACCGACGAACGGCGCGGAGAGAACCGCGTGAAGCCGCATGTCTATCGGAGGGCGCAATGATATCGCGTTTCTTCACAGCATGGTCAGAACAGCAACTAACTTTCCTCCGCGATAACTGGGGAGCCATATCCGCCCAACAGATCGGCGACAAAATCGGCAAAACCCGTAATGCAGTTATCGGTCAGGCGAACCGTCTGAAACTCAAAATCATCGGTTCGACAGCTAAGCATCGCGCCTCCTCTACCCGCAAGATTCCAGATTATCGGACTCAAACAATCCGTTCGGAGATTGTCATGCCCAAGAAGGTTTACGAGCGCATCACGGTTGCCAACGTCAAAGACATTCACTGCCGATGGCCTATCGGTAATCCCCGCGAGAAGGGCTTCATGTTCTGCGGGTCAGAGGCGGTTCCTGGCAAACCCTACTGTTTGGAACATTGCAGGATATGTTACGTCAACGCCCCGAAACGCGAGCGCGGGGTTGCGCAGGTTTGTGTGCAGATCGAGATGAACGCATGAACACACGCTTCACCCCCCGCATCAAGTACCACATCGTCCGCGATTATCTCGACGGCAAAGACGTGTCCGGAGAGATGCTGCGACATAACATCAGTTGGCAAGAGTTGCACGGTTGGTGCGAGTTGTGGAGCAAATTCGGCATCAAAGGGTTACGGGCTACGCGGGTGCAGGCGGTTAGGCGGGAGATGGCATGAGCAACGTCATTCGGTTTCCAAAATCACCTGCCCTGCAGAACACGGATGATATGTCTGCCCACGAGTATATCGTAGCGATGATGGACGAGATTGACGTTATGGAGCAACGCAAGGTAGCAACCCAATTTCATCGCAAAGTTCGGATGATTTTGTCTTTTATCCTTAAAAGACTCATCATTGAGGAAAGCGCGCGTCATGGGATCCATTGAAAAAGTGTCAGACGAAACCAACGACACTATTTGTGACGCCGAACAATCTCTCATCGGCGTCCTTTTGGGCGACAGCCGACGTATTTCCGGCGTCGTAGACATTTTGACTCCGGAAGCATTTCTATACCCCGAACATGCCCATATCTTCGACGTACTTTTGACCGAGACAAAAAATGGCAAACGGCATGATTTGCGGACAATTGAGCCGTTATTAAATCCAAAGTTATTTCGTGGCGAAAGTGTAAGGGATTACATATTTTCTATGGCTGCAAGTGTTGTCCTTTTAAATGCCCGCGACTATGCAAAAGCCATCGTCGAAGCTTACAATAAGCGGCGCATCCGAAATCTTGCCAATAGCACATTGCCCGAAGTCGAAAAGGCGCAGGAGATGTCGTTGTTGTGGCGAGAGATTGCTGGAGAGGACGATGCCGAAACTGTAACCCTTCAAACGACGCTCGACAAAGCATTCGAGAAAACAGAGGAAGCCTATAAACGCGGAACCGGTTTTTCAGGCCTTAAAACAGGTTTATCCGGAATAGATCACGCACTGTCGGGAATGGACGATGGTGGATTGTATGTTCTCGCTGGTCGCCCAGGTATGGGGAAAACTGCGGCTGCTCTGACGATTGCCATGAATGCGGCTATGGATAACAAGCCGGTATTATTCTTTAGTCTTGAAATGTCAGGGCAACAACTGGCACACAGGGTTAACGCCCGTTATGCCGGAACGACAATATGGGCACAAAAAAATGGCCCCAAAGATTTAAATTTTCATGCGCTGGTCGAGGCAAGACAAAAATTGGCACGCGCCCCCTTACTCATAATCGACAAGGGTGGCCTCACTGCCGAAAAGATTATTTTCATGGCAGAACAGAATGCCAAGAAATCCCCACCCGCTTTGATTATCATCGACCACCTCGGAATTGTTGCCCCCAGAGATTCACGAGTTAACAGGGTCAACCAAGTGTCAGAGATGACCATGGTTTTTAAAGCCCTCGCCAAATCACTTAAATGCCCCGTCCTGCTGCTTCATCAACTAAACCGTGGGGTAGAGGGGCGCGATGATAAAAGACCTTCCCTGAGTGATTTGCGGGACTCCGGAAGCGTCGAACAGGACGCTGATGCGGTGATGTTGATTTACCGTGAAGAATATTATCTGAAAAATAAAGAGCCTACGGACGAATCTGAGCGCAGCAAATGGGCGCAACGCCTTCTTAACTGCATG